CACGGGCAGAAGCGTATGTTTTAAATGTGTCTTTATCCCTTGAATATTGCACAGATGACGACGGACGGCTAATTATTTTATTATTATAATAAGTTGCCTTATAAGCTCCAACCAAACAAGACGGGACATGTATATACCCATCATCCACTTTATATTTGGATATGTAAATTCTAATAGAATCTTTTATAAAAACGTCTTTTACTATCTTGTAGTAATATTCAGGGAAATATACCATAGTATCCACTCCGTAAGTATCATGAACACCCGAAGTCGAAGTCCCATCATGGAAATAACGGCCATCAATATTGTGTAAACGGCATATAGTAACCTCTCCCTCTCCAGTCTTTTTAACCAGACATCTTCTAAATTCAGATACAAGTTCAGCTATTACCCCTTTGTTTACATCTCCGTATATCGCAGCCGGATTAGACGCGCCAAAATAAATATCAATATAGGAGCGATCCATATACTGATATGTAAATTCAATATCCCTATCCACATAAGAAGCTGCAAAAACGAATTCTGATTCTGGTGTAATATATCCACTTACATCGGATACACTTATATCGTATGGCTTGTTTGCATATACGCGAAATACAATTGGCTCCCCACCATACCATGTGCTGTATGTCTCTTCCGAGGTGGTAACATCCGTTATCGTTACTCTAGTTCCATCAAGAAAATTAACATTCTCTTCGCGATCGGTTTTTAAGACTACCTTTATATATGCATATATGGATGATGAATCAGAATCTTTAATTTGTCGCCATTCCGCTTTCCCGCTTACATTACCTTGAAATTGATAGAATACATATCTTGCAGAAGAGTTGTCATAAACGCGACACATTTGCCCTATGCTAAAAAAAACAACTGCATTGTCTTCGTCTACATAAGATAAAGTCTCTTCGGTTGGAGGTTCAATACGGTCTGGGACATAAAAACTTCCTCCTGTAGATTCTTGTCCCACACCGTACGATGTCCCGTTAATATTTATATTCGTAATATTAGCCATAAATCCCGTTATTGTTTTGCTGGAACTTCTGTAGTGGTTATAGTGAGCGTTCCGTCCGCAACGGCAAACGTTGTTTTGTTGGCATTGGATGCGACCTGCTCTATCCTCTCAGTATTTGCGGCAAGCTGCGCCTTGTCTGCATCCGTATAATCATTAGAAGAGAGTCCTTTCCCTGCTTCTTTCTGTACATAATTGCTAAGATCAACAGTAGCCTGCACGGAACCTAAAAGTTCCCATTCACCGTTCGTATATATGTATTCATTATAAATATCACCCATTTGCCCCGTGCTTTCTCCTTTTGGGACGACAAATACTTTATTAGCATCGGCTGCGTCTGGTGCTTCCGGGAGTGTCTGAACAACTTTGAACACAGAAGTATCCACTACGATATCCACCGTCTTGTCTTCTACTGTTAAGACTTTGCCATTCAATTTGATAGCTTCAATCACGTTTGCCTGCGCTCCGGCTGGAATACTAGCCAGTTTGTTTAATTCAGAATCACTTAAACCAAGGTCGTAAAGCGAACCTGCTACATTTACTTTTCTTAAAGTTGCCATTTTATATTGTTTTTAAAGTTATGGTATATAAAGAACATGATCTTTAACTTGAATGCCTAAGTCGGAAAAGGTCATGTTCCCTTCCAACTGTACTCCGTTAATTGTGGGCTTGTTTTCCAGATTATTGTAATCAGAAGTCCCTTCTCCATCGCCACTCCCTGTCCCGGAGCCTCCTGCATCAAGATACACATCCAATCCCAGAGAGACGGATTCGGTTTTTATATTAGGATCATCTTCACCTGATATCTGGCAACTGCAACCTACAAGCTCAAAGATATCGCACTTGTCAACGGTATTGGTTGCATCCCCACTATTTACCTGTATCGTCAGGCTGTACACGCCTACATGCTTCTGTGCGGATGCAGGGAAAGTGAAAGATATGACATTGCCATTGATGGTAAAATCTCTGACCGGAATATTGATATAGGCAACCTTCATGGAAAGATGCACATCCTTGCCTGCAAGATTTTCCGGATATCCGTCCCTTTTCACGGATACCTCTACAAGTATGTCATTGTTTTTTCTTATCTTTCTCATATCTATATAAATCTATATTATGCAGACAATCGCTGTTCTACTTTTCTTTTAAATTCTCTCAACTCCAGATTCTCTTTCTCCAACCTATTCACCCTTTCTTCCAATGTCTCAAAATGCCGGGCAAGAGAGATAACGCCCAGTAACGCCACATTCCCGTATTGCATTGCCAAGTATTTCCCATCCGGTCCAAGCGGTGCGAAGTTCTCATTTATTCCTCTCCAGTACTGGGCACTGGAACCAACCATAACACCGGGTGTGTCATCCTTCCAAGTGTATTCGAATGCCGGAGCGTTAGCTATATCTTTTATCGTTAGGAATACGTCACGCCCTTTATTCTTCAAGCGCATGTCGGAAGTGGTGTTCTGTCCCTTTGCAGACACATACCCGTCACTCCATATTCCTACTTTGGCATTAAAAGTTCCGGGAGTGTAAGTATTCCCTTGGTTATCTATGCGCAAGGAATTAGTCGTCCCTGCTCCCAGATACATATATGTATTACTATACGCTTGCAGATACCAATTAATTCCGCCATGAACCAATTTCAAGTACGGATTAGTAGAAGAATTATTTAACATATATGTAGGAGAAATAACATTCCCAGTAGAGTAAATATCTCCCACAACGTGCAATTTATAAGAAGGGGCAATAGTCCCTATCCCCACATTGCCACTAGCTAGGACGTTAAAAAGGTCTTCTTTACCATAGAAGCCAATGGTTGCATAATTGGATGTACTTCCTGCACCTACATATTTAAATGCAATATGAGCATTGTTGTAATTGCTTCTGTCTACGGTCATTGAATATCCGATTTTAAGACCAGTTGCAGAATTTCCGGATGCTACTTCTGTATAAAAACTTCTATCACCTCTTTTAGCTCCAATTTTACTCCCTTCCCGTGTTCCAAAGGTTGTAGTATTATTCCCCTCAGAAGGGCTTGTAATCCAAGCAGTATAACATTTAAATTTACCAAAACTTGTCCAATAATAGGTATTGCCGGAAGTTGATTTGCCAATATATATATCTACATAATAAGTTCCAGATGAATTGCCTGTTAATCGAATTTGAGTAAGTACAGGTGTACTTTCATTGTTAGTACCGCTTAATTGATTTATTACCGCATATCCTCCATGCGTTAAAGTAATAGCGAAAATATAATATTCGTTATTTGAATATGTATAATTACGACCTACACTAAGAATAAAAGCCGCTCCGCCTGCATCATTGCCCATTACTTCCCCAATTCTATACCATCCAACACTGGAACCGTAACTTGAACCTGAATAGTACCTTTCCAATATATTCTGAAAATGTATGTTATCCAGCATATCTGCATTGAGGTTTGTCACCTTAGTCGTGGATGCCACAGTCAACGGAGCTGTCCCTGTGGCTATGGTAGACTTTAAGATGTTGGCTGTGATGTTTCCTGCAACGTGGAGCCTTTCTGTAGGGGATGTAGTGCCCAGTCCTAAAAAACCATTGGGTTGCAAGAAACGTCCAGCCTCAGTACCTGCATTCACTTTGAATATAATAGACGCTGATGTACCTGATTCTACATAAAGGGTACTTCTGCTTTTAATTGTTCCAGCATGGACAGTTAAAACATTATTAGTGGCAGTCCCTATACTATACGTTGCATTAGCCAAGAATTGGATATGTCCAACACTTGTCAAGTCCCCGCTTATATTAGCCGTACCATCAAAGCTCTGTCCCCATAAAGTACGGCTCGTTTGCAACTTGGTAGCAGAAGCCACGTTGCTTGATGTAAGAGCATAATTAGTACCGTTAGCACTTATTACAGAGGTGGTAACATCGGCAATAGAATTGTAAATCTCACTGTTGTTTACCACAGCTGCAACATTATCATGGGCAGTTGTATAATACTTGATAGCTGTAAAAGATATACCGCTATACGTACCAGTGAAATAAGCGGATGTAGCAGTAGTGTTAGTATATTGCAAAGCGAAATAGGTTTTACCGCCATATTTACAAGTGACTAAATCCCAAGGTGAAGCTACTCCGTAGGTATTGAATATAAAATTACTGTCATAATTACTTGTTGCGGTACTCCATCTTGAGTACCAGAGCCTTACGTCGGCTGCTCCGTATCTTGCTGAACCGCTTTCACTAGTGAATAGTTCACCTGTTAATCTATGTGTGCCTGTAGTTTCTTCCCATAACAGCACTACCCATCGTTCATAATCAGCTTTATAGAACAACTTCCTCGTATATGGCATCATGTATCTATTACCTGCCTTCCCATAAACAGGATAACCATTATCATGTGCACCTATAGACTCCAAAGAAGTGTAGTTAAATATATACGCACCAGCTTCGTCCGTCCATCCCATACATGCTTTATCAGTAGAGCCGGATACTACTTTGAATCCAGGGTTTAAAGCAGTAGTACTATATACACCAGAAGCCGTTATATCAGTTACCCCCGACAAAGCACCGGATACGTCCGCTGTCCCATTGAAGGGTTGTCCCCAAATAGTCCTAGATGTAGCAAGTTTAGTAGCAGAGGCAACATTACTTGTAGTCAATGCTATATCTTTCGGAGTTACGGTTACTTGTCTGGTTATACCGGATGTTGGTTTGGATGCGTTGGTAATAGATGTAACCCGATTGCATATTCCGTAGTTATAGTGGACATATACGAAGAAAGTCTGGAAAGCACCGGTTTGTTTAAACCATATATATACAACACCGTCATAGTTAAACACTGAAATGTCACCAAAGTCTAATCCGTAATTGGTGGCTGAACTGTTTATAATCGAATTGCCATCCGGATAATTATAGAATTGAAGCGTAGTATCTATTTCTCTCAAAGAGGCATATCCATTTCCTATAATGTGGACAAAACACATGGCAGGAGAAGAGGCGGAGATATTGGTTTTCACCAAACAACCGGTAGTAAAGTTATATGCTGATACATAATCGTAAGAGGCGGGAGTAAAGCCTCCCAATTTACTTGAATCGGCAGCAGTCCCCGTTTTTGACAGAGCATCCGTAATGCCATAACCTCCAAGCGTGCTTGGCTTGTTGGTGATGATCCCCCCCGGGACTTCCGTTATAGAAGAGTTTTCAAGGGAAGTGATGCGCGAAGCCAGACGGTTTACTGTATAAGCGTTGAACGTATCATTCAGGTTACTGTCGGAAAAAGTTTTTCCAAGGTCTGCATAGCCATACACGGACTCAATCAGACCTCCTCCACCGCTACCCCCGGCATTTGGATTAAGACCCATTGCAGAGATAAAGCTCTTTGAGTAGAAGCCTATCTCATTCCCGCTATATGCTGCCGGGTATATCGCCTTGCCATTAACGTCACGCACAAACCATTTCGCCATCTCCGTGGCAAAATAACTTGCAAAATCGGTCTTTGTCAGTTTGCTGTCAAGTGCATCCTGCAAACCTGTTATCTTTGATATGGAAAGAGAGGGTATGTCGGAAGCTGCCAGACTGGCACCAGAGGTAACACGCCCATAGGTATCTACTGTTACTTTAGTATATGTTCCAGCAGTTATAACAGACTTCAAGTTTAACACACCCGAAGAGATATCCAAGGTAGTTCCAACCTTTACGCCTCCAAGGACAGAAGACGAAGCGGTAGGCAGGGTATAGGTGTAAGTGGCATCAAGAACTCCGTCCGCGTCTATACTCAAGCGGTCTCCTACCTTTATTCCTCCCAGTGTTGTAGTAGTAGCCACTTTAAGGGAAATAGTGCGGTCAGACGTTAAATTACCACCACCCGTCAATCCTGTCCCGGCTGAGATTGTAATGGCTTTGAGTGCCGCGATAGCCGTGGCGTTTGCCTTGCCCTTGTCTCCGGCATAAGCCGTTGTAGAAGTCTCACCCAAGGCAAGTGACGGGGAAATCTCCACGTATGTTGTACCACTCCAACGATAAGTAAGGTTTGTATTCAGCGCAACATAAATCTTTCCGCTTTCGCCTGTTGTGGGGAAAGAAGCAACATTGGCAGCTTCAATAACATCGTCCACATAGGAAGGCAGGTAAGAAGAAGGAATAAGGCCACCGGAGAGTTTCGGGAAATTACCGTCCACATAAGACTTTAAGGCAAACCCGACATCATTGTTAAGTTCGCTTATATTTTCCGGAACGGCTATGTTGATAGATGTAGAGGAAGAGTTAGGTGTATACGTTCCAAGCGTTGCAAAGTTCCTTTGAATAGTCAGCCCGTATATGGATTGATGCGATGTCAGAAAAGTGGTTTTAGCAAACGTCACGGTATTACCACTTTGGGTAAATCCAGCCAATCCGTTACCTGTACCGGAAGTGGTTAAGATAAGCCCGGAAGGTTGGCTTTCCAAAGTACTCAGGCGGGTATTCAAGTCCCATCCCAGCCCGGCAGAAAGTACGTATTCGGCCTTGCTGGCATCGTAGTCAGACCATGAGTCCAAACGGTCGAAATCACCCCCGCTACCACCGCCACTTCCGGGGTTTGCTCCCTTGGCTGAAATATATGAATCGGAATATATGCCAACCGCCTCAGAGTTGTAATCAGCAGGATGCAAGCCCTTGTTTGCCGTATCACGCACAAACCATCTCTGCATGGCTTTGTCAAATTCTGTATTAAAGTCAGACTTATTGACTTTCTCATTCAATGAGTCCTGTAAACCTGTGATTTTCGAAATGCTCAGGGCGGGGATATCACCGGCTGACAAAGAGGAGCCGCTTGTCACACGGCCATAAATATCCGTAGTCACTTTCGCATAAGTGCCGGCAGTCATTACCTCTGGAAGATTAAGGACACCGGTTGCGGAAGCTGTCAGCGTAGAACCGATCATGACACCACCAAGAATAGCGGCTTTGGCAATAGGAAGAATATACTTGTTGGCACCCTCCTCGATACTGTTCAGCTTATCCAAAAGAGTGTCCGTGAAGTCATTGGTTGACAGCCCTTTCCCATCTACCTTGTCCACCTTATTTCCAAGAAGGGTGGCAAGGTCGGTAGTAGTGGTATAATTACCTAATTGTTCGCTAACCCATGTCCGCGTAGTATATTCGTTGTCCGTAAGATATTTGCTCAGGGCGGTTTCATCAAGACCTACCGCATCGGCAGCATACCATTTGCCGTCAGTCCCGTAAGTCAGAACCTTTCCCGGAGCAGCACCCAGAACGTTCGTCTCGGAATCATTCTTCGCTACGTCATTAAGTTGGTACAGAGCAGTTGCTCCACCTTCACCGCTACCGCCACCTGAACCGGGATTTAAACCTTTTGCGGATAAGAAGCTGTTTGTCCATAAACCGACTAAAGATTGTACACTGGTTATTTTTTCTGGATTTTCCGGATCATCTTTGTGGATTACAAAGATACTATCCCAAACCGACTTGTCGAGCTTCTTATCAAGCAGATCCTTAATATCATCACTGCCGTGTCCGCCTATTCTTACAATTTTATTTTTGTCTGTTCTTATAAACAAAACTGGATCGTCATCAGAATTACAGACATAAATTTCTCCATTATTTAATCCATCAGTACCATTAGCATTTGTTGACACTTCTGGAGCCTTTGCTGAGCCATCGGGATTCAGGTCATTACCATACCATAATATCTTATTTATCCTTTTCTTTATCATACCCCTACTGTTGTCACGTTAACAAATGAAGATTTTGACTCATCATATTGCAGCATCTCCCCATCCTTAGGATTATCAATAGTAAAACCAACCACAGAAGATGAAGAAGCTGATTCAGGTGTACCGCCTATTCCTGCAATATCGTTTTCTTGAGGTTCTAGTGAAACACTTATATGAAATAATTGGCTATCTTCCATCACTTGTGATTTTTCAGGGACGGAATTTTCAGATCGAACGTATCTGACCCCGTTAATCTCAACCATAGAAAGGCATAATATGCGATTTAAATGCCTCTCAAACCAATATGGCACTCCTCTTGAGTCTCCCATTGTCAATACATAGCTGTCATAAGGGATAGAGTATAGCTCTTCTATCTCCTGCATTTGATTTCGATATTGCTCATTGTCGACATGAGCATTGTATCCATCAGGATTGAAGCCCGCTTCTACCCTGAACTCAAAAATTTGTTGCTGGTCTCCAATCCAAAAGATATTCTTAAATCCAGAGTTGTTATCTTTATGGGAATAACGTATCAAAGTCGTAACTTCAAGAAGATTATCGGAAGAACATACCATAAACGGCTCTGATGTCATCCCATTTACCGTAACAGTATATACAGAGTCATCAAGCCCGGTAATGACAGCATAACTCATCATTTCCGAGTCATTTTGTCTATATTCAGACAATGGCAGATCAGAATAAGTATTTTTAGGAAGGTCGTGGAGAGTTGCGGATACAGATTCAGAATTGCTATGGAATATCTGAATATGGATCTTATCAGAAGAATAAAACTTCTGAGTGTAATCAATATCAAGTGCGAACTTGTTCTTTATGGTGTTAAAAAACAAAGGGCATACGTTTCCAATCCTTATCATGTCTTTTCGTTCTTCAATGGGTAACAAGCGACATCACTTGTGATATGCAAATATATATATTATTTAGAATAATTCCAAATAACAATATAATTATTGATCCTCTTTTACTATTAATGTATATTTTACCGCCTCTGATCTACCGAGATTATAGCTTACGTTGCTTAAATATCCTTTATACGTCTTTCCCCCGTTCGTAACAACTACATATCCTGACAAGTCAGAAAGTATTTCAATATCTCCCGTTTCAAACGACAACTCTCCAACAGTAAAACTCCTTCCAGATATCAAAATGTCCGCTTTTTCGCTTACACCATCTATCACTATATCACTATTCCCTTCTGACGAGGCAAATTCCAACCTGTCTGTAAATGCTCCGATAAATTTTTCATTTGCTTTAATCATATAACGTTGTGAATACATGGCATTGAACATTGTATCTGGAGATATAACCCCCGAAACAGGTATCCTTATCAATTTATACTTGTCCCCTGAAAGCTCTGCACAGACAAAGAATATATCATTGTCGCTCTTGCTATCGGTCGTATCTTCCCCACGCTTAGATGTTAAAAACTCTATTCCATAGGCATCTGCACGATAAGGACTTATAAGATCCAAAACATTGTCTGTAAGGGTTATCCCTGTCGAATATTCATTCGTGAAATGAAACTCATCTCTACCATTAACACTATCATAATCTTGTTTCTCATACCCCACCTTAATACCAGAATAAATAAGAGAAGAGTTGATTGAATATTCAAATTCTCTTGAATTGTCAGCAAAGTCTTTGATTTGGACATTCTGGAACAAACTATCCCGGTGTACAAATATTACTTTATTTTCACTAATTACAGGAACAAACCCAAATTCCGCCTCCATCCATTTGACAAACTTTGTATAACTGGTATATATTTTTGCATCTTTTATCCCTCGGATACTTTCGGCTGCAACAATAAGAGTATTATCCAATCTACTATCAACTCCAGAAGATATTTCACAAGTTACTCCTTCTCTCCCACCATTGATGGATGTCAGAAGACGATTAATAAGAGAAATAGGTTTGATTACGTCAATATCAACAGTTATATCTTTTGCCATAAAATCAATAGTCAACCTTTCATCCGAAGCATAAGGCATCATCTGATATATAGTATAGGGCGTATCCGTAACATAAATTAAAAAAGACAAGTATCCTCCATTACCATTAATAAGTATATCATGTAAATCCCATTCTATAACATTAAGCCCTTCCTGTAATCTAATACTTCCACCTGGTATGTCTGTTCCGGAAGGGAACTTTCTCAATCTTAAACTGGCTGATCCATTCCCAGAACTATTTGCAAAAAGATAAAATTTAGCCTTTATGTTTATTTTTATTCCTTGAGAAGATATGTTTTTGAATATATATGGGCAATTTCGACCTCCCCCACTTCCACTTTTGCCATCTCCTTGATCGGCATCTGCTACTTCAATTATGTTTTTAACAGCAATCTCAGGATTACCAACAATATATAATGGAAATGCATAATATGTACCTAATGGATAAAAATCATCATTTGGAACAAACGTATTAGTAATATATGTACCACCATCATTTTCTTCTGTATCACCAGCAATAAGCCAACTTGCGGTATTACTCATCTGTAAACGATCATAAGATAACTTCATTCCTTCTTTTAACTCATTTACATTATACTCGTATTGAGTCCCCTTCTTAGCCTTGATAAGCGAAGCAAGACTGTTGTCTACCGCATTAATCTCGCAAGTAGTACCGTTATGTGAGAATGTAGAAAAATCAAGCGCACACCGAAACTTTTCGTTCCACAACCATGAGTTGTTACGAATATAGAATACTATCGAAGCGTTCGATTTCAAATAATTATCGGTATACTGCTTCAACAGAAGCGAATAGGCTCCATTTGCAAACTGAAACTTGGTAGAGAAACTTCTGACTACCCCATCATAATCATTACGTTTGAACGACATCTCTACATCATCCCAGTTTACCAGATTATCAGTAACATCGTAGGAATACCCTCCTACGACCAATTCACACTTGTAATACATAGCTATTTCTTTTTGGTTGAACGTATCATAGCATCTATCTCTTCACACATATTTTTCACCAAATACGCATATTCTTTTGCAGAAAATGTATTCTCATCAATGTGCATCTTGATGTGAGACATAACGGCAACCCTTTCCCGAATAAAATATTCTCGGTCCATCTTATTAGTTCTTCCGGAATTGTCAGAATGTTCCTGCAGTTTGGCAAGACGATATTTATCCGATGCTGAAACACTCTCAATCCGGGAACGTATTTTATCACGTTCGTTGTCCTTAAAACTGTATCCTAAAGCATCCATTATATTCCTGACATCGTCCCACTCTCCCAATTCCATGAACAGAGAACATCTTTCAAAACAGCACATGCGCATGTGTATCTTCATTATCTCATTTCTCCTGTTTATATGTGATATGACGGATTTCCCGCCTATTATGGAGAAATACTCATTACACAGCTTCTCAGAGGCTTCTTCTTTCTCTTTCTGACTATATTGTCCTCTTACTACAACCTTGTCTATGTCACCCAAGAAAATGTCTATAAACAGAGACAAAGAAATCTTATCAAGTTCTGTATATACCATAATTACATAGGTAAAACGTTAGGATATTTCCGGTAATACAATTTAGTCAATGCAGATTTAAGGCTGTTATAGTCTTTAATAAAGCCTAAATCTATCCATTGGGCTATCTGTAATTCCAACTCATACAATTCGCGTATTTTGGATTCATCACCAATCTTATTACGCATTTCTGATTCATGTTTGCCATAGACTATGATATTAAGAGATTTAGCCAAATCCCTAACTTTTTGTTTAAATAGGTCATCAGGTAAAATAGAACTGACGGCTTTACACATGGATGGGTATGCATCACCGGCAAGATTGCGGAACTTTATCATTTCATCATATACAAATTTGAGAACATCATATTTAAATGAGGGATTTATCCACATTGCAAAATCAATAAAAAGCAGTGGATGCATCCATGTACCCGCATTATCACCCTTATTTGCCCTTGATTTATGATAGGGGTAATTACCCGTATCATAATTTTCCCTTTCCATTATAGTGTAAATGAACTCTTTAGTAGAAGACAAATCGAAGTAGTCATTAACTTCTTTCTTCATACCTTTTAATTGATTCCACTGTTTTAATAAATCTGTTGCATTGAAAAATGCATCTTTCGTTCTCTGAATTACCTTAAATTCACCCATTGGGCGAATCATAATCTGATTAGTTTTCATAATAATGTCTTCACGTCCGAGAAACGTTCCGTGCTCCTTCACACGGTAATTAAAAGGTGAAAGCTGCCAAGGTGGTTGCGAGACCTTGACAGCTTTCTATATATTAATCCTCTGATTATATATTCGGTTTCAAGTCGCAACACTTGTACGCACAAATATACAAATTACTCTATAAAAAAACAATTATTTTCTACCTTTTTACACTCTATTGGAAATCCAATTAAATTCAGCATTCCTATTAGCTTTCTTCATAAGCTTATTGATACTCTGCAACTGCTTGGTATTTCCTTCCATCCTTTTCTCCAATCGGCTATAATCATTGTCAATATTAACTACAATCCCCTTATCCGCCATGTTCTTCTTTTGCTGCTCAAGCAACAGGAAATCAGAACCAAGTCCTTTCCTGTCATAAATAAACGAAAGATCAGGCATTACTTGGGCATGTTTTGGCAAATCGACAAGAGTAGGCTTATCAGGGGTAACAAATAGTCCTTTTTCAGTTATAACTCCTTCTTTCTTTCCGCCATCACCGACTATGGCAAGACCACCGGGATGATCCTTGGTGCCTTTGGCGTACTTGGGAATTTGCTGAGATGCAATAATGGCAATTTGTGCAGCCCCTATTGCTCCAATAATAGCTGAAAATATAGCACCAGCAATAGGACCAGTCATTGCATATGCTTTCATTATTGCCTGTGCGGTGGCAATGGTTGTTTGAATAATAGAATTAGCTTTCTCCCACTTGGCTTGTTTTTGCTGAATAGCTTGTTTTTGCTTTTCCAATTCTGCATTCTTGCGTTGAGTTTTATCCTCAGCAGCACGTTTTCTGGCTTCTGCTTCTTCAGTGGAAATAGCCCCATTTTCATTCAACGCTTCTATACGTTCTATTTCCCTGTCATAAGCTTCATCGTTTGCGTCCTGTTCCTCCTCTATCCTTTCTATTTTTGCATCATATACGTCAGACATAAGAGACGTTATACCATCCATTATTTGCCTTATATTCTTTAGAAGAGATTTAAAACTAAGTTTTCCATCTTCTGCAAGGTCATTTATAACAGTGGATAGTCCTTCAAATATACCAGCCGCATCTCCCAACGCATCTCTTGCAGCACTGTTCATATCAGACAATGCCTCTTTAAATTTTTCCTTTGCTTTATCACTCTTATGTATAGCTTCATCAAAATTGACATTGTCTATTTGAGCCTGAATATTAGCTAACCGGTCTTCCAAATCCGCGTATTTATCACTTTCAGGGTCGAGGAGTGCCATTTCAGCCTGGACTTCCTTTACCATTGTTTGCAGGCGGGCTTTTGCATACTTGACACCTACTTCATAGAGCTTTTCCTCATAATCCTTACGACTTATTTTACCTTTTGCATACTGGCTTTTAAGAATATTATATTCCTCTATTGAAGCTGTTTCTTGTCTATCAAGCGTTCTGTCAGTAGCATCTTCTATTAAGCCAAAGCGGATTTGAAGATTTTGCATGATAATATCATTCTGACGCTCCCCATATTTATCAATGATTGCAGATACATCTTCCCCACTCTTTTCAGCATTCTTGATCTCCGCATCGCGCATCATGTCATTAAGCTTCAGTTGTATGTTCAGACGATCATTCAGTTCTCTTTCCGAATTTTCCCCAAGAGAATCCAATCGGTTTTCAAGATTATTTTTTTCTATTTCAAGAAGTTCCTTATCATATTTATCATTTATTTCTGCAACGGCTTCCCCTTTCAGTGTTTCAAGATTTGTCCGAAGCTCTATCTCCTTTGCGGAATTTCCCTTTATTGCCTTGATACGGTCATCGTAATTCTTCTCTATTTCGGCTATCTCCCTCTTTCTCCCATCAGCTATAATATCTATACGGGACTTTTCCAAGTCTTCCGTGATTTTCTTGATGTATTCGGCATATTTTTCCTCTTTCTTTTTCGCATCCTCATAAGTTTTATCGTCTTTTCCGGGATCATTTACTAATGCAGTAATGTCAATACTGGATATAATCCCTTTATTCTTTTCTTTTAACGAATTTATGTTACGATCTAATGTATTTATTTTCTCCGTTGCTTCATCTGCTTGTTTTGTAAGGTCATTAATAATCGACTTTTCCGATGTTGCTTTTTTCCCTAATATACTTTCGGTTGCTTCTGCCTGTTTTTGCAGTCTGTTAATCTCCTTATTCGCTTGGTATCTATCTGTAAGCAATGAATTTCTTTGACTTTCATATTCTAATATTTTTTTATAGTTTTCCACTAATTTGTCCTCTATCGCCCTTGCCTGCGCTGTTGCAATAATCGCTTTTTTAAGATTTTCGTATGATTTTGCCGCTTTACCTGCCAATATCTGTTCTTTGTCCATATTATCAAAATAAGAAGGGTATTTCTTTTGCAATTCGTTCACTGCTGCATTTCTTTCCTCCATTGAACGGGATGTATCTTGCGTTGCCTTATATAACAAGTCTAACTCAGTCCTTTCTTTAATACTATCAGAAATACCCTTACGTCTTGCGTTTGCTAAGTCAATCTCAGCATTGGTGATTTCTTTAACCTCCTCTTTACCCTTAAACAAACTTGTCACCCAATTGGCAATCTCGCTTCCATACGCGGATAGAAGTGTAATTCCGATTACCAATGCAGATTGCCATGAAAAAAGACTACCTAACAATTGCTTCCATACAGGTATAGCAGTCTGTCCTTCAGCTTTCATGCGCTTAAACTCCTCATTGGCACGTTTTAGTTCGTCAGCAAACATTGGCAAGTTGTTGGAGATAGCAAGAAAGAACTGGTTGAAACTCATTGTCAGTGAAGGAAGCTCGCGAAGAAGTTGCTGAGTCTGCACATTGAGCCCATTCCAAGCAGACGCATAATTTCCTACATTGCGCTGGTAATTTCCAAATTTGGCATCTATCTCCTTTAACTTATTATTCAAGGCATTGGCTTGTATTATAAGGCTCTCTCCCATCGGGCTGTTTCTTTGCTCATCAGTCAGAGACTTATATCTCTTCTGTAATTCCAGCATTGCAGCGTTCATTTCATAGTAACTGCCGGATGCACTTATAATGGCAGTAGAATGGTTCTTGATTAAAGCCGTATTTTGTTGGTTTTGCGCCATAAGTTCAATATGACGCTGTTTCAATAAAGATGCTTGCTGAGTATATTCGGTCAGGCTTATTTTTCCTGCATTATATTCTTTAGATAACGCCTTGATTCCAGAATTGATTTTGTTTATTTCTTCTTTATTAGAAATGGTATCAGCAGTAAGCTTGGTAACAGCACTATCATAGCTTTGTATCGTGTCAATAATAGTAGCATAATTGACGTTGGCAGACTGTAATTGTACTGAAGCTTGATTTATTGTATTACTTGCATTCTGGGTACTTTTTGCCGCATTATCCTGCGACGCTGCGACATTGTTGGAGGTGGAAGAAAGAGACTGCAGCATATCGCTTGCATTCTTCACATTCTTGGCAAACTGCTCAAATAGAACATTTAATTTGGATAAAGAAGACATGGAATTAAGTTGCTGGGATACTTGACGAAGTATCGCTAATTGCCTTGTCTGAATGAGATTCATCTTTTCTTGAGTGGAATTCAGTTTTTCTACAGACGACTTAAAATCTTTCGCCTTGTCGGATAATTCCTCAAAGGTCTTTGGATTAGATTTTGATGCTCTTGCAATATTAACTACAAGACTTGAATAAAGAGTCGTGGTTTCCTTTAACTCTGTTTTTAATTTTCCAAGTTGGGTGAATGCTTCATCACCTACTACATCAGTAATTTTAAATTCATTTGCCATAACGTCCTAAATTTGAGTTACGTGCAACTTCACACGCTTCTACAAAGATAGTAATTATTTAGAAATTGTCTAAATTAGAAACTAAATAAACACATTTCTCTTTTTTTTCAAACCAGATTCATACCTTTGTTGTTATTAACAACGTTGATTTGCGACATGGGCAACTGGAGTGAAAAACAAGAGGCGAAGAAAGAAGTCAAGGAGAAAGAAAAAATAAGTCGAGAAACACTTGGAAAGTTCTTTTATGATTTGGCTAAAACATCATTTACTGCAATGGTGGCTGGTGGGGCTGTATCGTTTTTCACAAGTTCAAATAATGAGTTGTATTGGCTTTTACTTTTAATTGGAACATTTTCAACAATCGTATTTGCTTATATTGGTTATAAAGTAATAAGGAGGTAATTATATGGAAGGTCTATTAATCATTTTAGGAGGCTCTGGGGCTTTAGCCTTTTTATTCGCTCTTTGGTTAAATACCAGAAAAGGGAAAAAATGGCTTGCAAGCTTGTAATAAATAGAAAGACGTGGATGCATTAGGTTTTATTTTTACGGTAGGAATAGTAGTAGTAGGCGGTATGTACCTATGGACTTTTACCAAAAAAGGGAAGAAATGGCTCACTAATCTGTAAGATAGATATTATGGTGGCATTATATGGAAGGATTAATAATAATTTTGGGCGCAAAAAAGGCGGTGAAATCTAAGTTCCACCGCCTTGAATATGCCTCCGAAGAGGACTTGCGTAAACAAATGCCAAATTTAAAGCTGTACCGCCAACATTTCCCTCCCTGCCCTATGTATGGCTTCCTCTATCCTTGATTTCTGGGATTCAGAAGCAAAGGCTATACGTTGCTTGTACTGGCGCATCAAAGAAGGATTGATACCTGCATACTTTGCAAAAGTAGATACACTTATAAACTTGAAATTATCAAAGAATGAAGCTATATCATACTTATACTCAAACTCTATATTCTTCAACACCTCCGGCACTTCATTACCTTGCTCTTTAAGCATGGAAATATAATCATCAATACATTCATGCAGTGAGATTTTCGCTTCATCAACACTTTTGCCTTGACCGTTCAAACTGAATCCTTCAAATTCGGGGACATAAACACTGATTGTCTTATCATCCCACATTTCAATTACTGCCGTTACTTTCATATCGCTAATAATTAATAAGTTTAGGGTAAACAAATGTGCGGGTCATTTAAGACCCGCATCTTTCATCATGCTGTTAAGAGTGCCGCCCTTTATTTCTTGAGAGCCATGCCTGCCTACACGAAAATACTTGCCCGTCTTTGGGCTGTACCATACATCGTGTTCTTTGCCGTGGCTTACAAAATAGCAGCCTATCTTTGCAGCTTTCTTTAAGAACTCTGTTGTTTTCATTTCAAAGAGCATTTGTTTACGGCTGCAAATATAACATATTTGTTATAAACAACACAGGGATAACACATGTTTTTAAGCATAATAAACAAAGTATCTCTTTTTCATTTTCTTATTATAACGCCCATATTAGGGTATTTGGTTTTTAAGACACGAGGTTCATTATTTGTTTCTCCCTTTAGTTCTGCAAGCTCCTTCTTTACTTGCCTTAATTCAGTCAGCACATCCGCATAGCTTTCCGACATGCGCAATATATGCTGCATCATTGCTGTACTTATTTCCATGATTGAATAATGTTAGGTTTATTAACAACGTTATAAATTAACGCAGGATGTTTAGGCACGCCAAGTTAATGACGTGCTGATTGATATGCTATGTGGTTAGGTTATCTTATTCTTGCCAGTTTCCCATCAGAAGGTTTCCCTCCAAACAAATGATTTATATAAGCCAAACCTTTTTGAGTAACAAGTACCTTTGTTACAACAAAACTCGGATGTTCATTACGTTCAATGTACTTTTCTGTCATCTCAAAGTATTTTGCATCAATGTACCTTTGCTTAGGTTCGTTCTTATTAGAGAAGAATACACCAGCCTCACGCAATTTCTTGAATAATGTGTTTCTGCCAAACGGAAGACCGAGTATCTTTGCGCTCATACTTATATCAACTTTGCTGTTTTCGGCTTGGAATGCCTTGTCGGCAAAGTCGGCTTTGGGCTGTAGCTTGGCGTTCTGCTGTTCAAGACGTTGTTTTTCCTCACGCTCATTTTTCAACTGTGTCGCAAGGCTGATAACCAAGTCGGGATTGTTTATCATTTGCTCCAAAGTTGGCTGAGTGGCGGTCATTCCGTATTGAAGAAGCTCTTTGATGCGGTCGTTACACCAAATGGCAAAAGAGGGACTTAACCAACGAGCAAATTCCATTGCTACATCTTCGTGCATCCAGCATCCTATACCATTTTCAATTTGCACTAAATCAGAACCTTTGCAATTTCGCAAAGCTGCCAATTCATTAATAAACTCTTGGGTAGATTGGTTACGCATCCAATGACCCGCATTTTTCCCGAAAGGTTTAGCCATTTCAGTGGCGTTTACCACTACGCTATCGCCTTTCTGAAAGGTAATAGGACTTCCATTGTATTGGAAGATTTGATTTTCATTTAAATTTTTCATATCTTTGCACAGTTATGAAATTAATACTATCCCCGTTAGCGGCTCAGTCACTTCCGCTTTCGGGGATTTACTTTGACTGACTTGTAGCAGGTAGGGAATCGAACCCCGTTACGCCATTACTCGCGCCTGCTGAACCCTCCTTAATATAATAGTCACTCTTGACATAATAATAAAGAGAAAGGGCAAATCCCAATGAAGCTTAATGTGGCTGCCAGCTTCAAGGGGAAATGCCCAGTAATATCTTTAGTGCTTTTACCGACAGCCACGCGGGTAAATAACAACGTTGTTTTGTACGTGCAAACTTACAAAATGACTTTCATATATGCAACTTAAATTCTTGAATATCAACAAAATAATAATGTTGTTAATTAACGATGTTTATTAACAATGTTGCAAGAAATAGCAATGTAATTGATTAACTATCAGATTCATGCTTCATCTCACATTAATGTTCCCGCCAGCCGTTTACTGGCGGGGCGTCAACGCGAACATTGGTCGATAGCCTCGCGCGTTCCTTAGCGTCATTTATGTGGTGTTAGATGTTTGTTCAGGTGTCGGAGATTGAACGGGCTTGGACTTTCTCCGATTTATTGTATTTACTTGCTTTCATATCTTATTTATTGTTCGTTTAACTTTGATGATGCAAATATATAGTATTTACTTTAATAAATATCGATATAAATAAAGAAAATGCTTATGTTTAACATCTATTATTAAAGCAAATACTATAACAAACAAACTATTCACTTATATTTGCATTATAAATATTAAAGGATATACTTATGAGGATAAAAGAAGTAATAAAAGAAAAAGGTTATACTCAAAAAGAGTTTGCCGAAAAGTTGGGTATGAGTACTGTTGGGCTTGCTCAAATTGTAGCAGGAAAACCATCATACACTACGTTGGAAAAGATTGCTGACGCTTTAGATGTAGAAATATGGGAGTTGTTAGTGTCAAAAGATGAAATAGTAGGAAAGAAAGACAGTCTTTCTCTCACCTGCCCACATTGCGGCAAGAATATCAATATAAAAGTGGACTAATTATTTAGATAACGTCTAAATTATAAAGATTTTTATTAAATATATTGTCAGAATGCTTTGTTTGAGGTTATTTTGCAGAAATACTAATATTAATCAACATGAAAAGGATATTGTTTTTGTTAGCTTTACTTTCATCTATTACATGTAAAGCACAATTTATAATTAAAGATGGGCCATTGACAACAGAAGACGGAAAGGGATATGTTGTATATGAATTTGAAGGAATGACACAAAAAGAACTATTTACAAAAGCCAAATCAGCTCTGACATCATCATATATCTCTCCTAAAGATGTTATGAGTACAAGTGAATATGAAACAATATCTATAACTGCATATACTGATAATATTTGTTGGCCTATAAAAATTTTGGGTCAGCCCTCCAAATCTTGCGTAGATGTTACATATAAGATTACATTTCAATTCAAGGATGATAAAATAAGAATTGATGCACCTTATATAATCAATTGCACGCAAGGACACGGAGAAAATAAGAAAGAATATATTTTCGGTTCTGGATGGGGAGTAGCAGACATGTCACCAACTTTATATCTTTACAACACCAAAGGGAAATTAAGATACCCAAAACTAAAAGAAGCTACAGAAAAAGGGATGAATGATATAGTAAATAAAATTATAACCCAAATAAAAAATAAATCTTCAGAAAATGATGATTGGTGACTAATTTACAAGGTAAAATATTCGGTTAATATTAAGAGGGCTTTCGCAGTCCTCTTTTTTTGTATCATATATACCACACATATTCAACAAACACCCCTTTATACTCAACCCCTTCCGGTACAAACCCGAATACACCGCCATTCTCATAGAGGATATAGACGCGCCTTTCCATAATGGCGGCTTTCTTGGCAAGCAATCTCATCCTCTCAATATTTTCCTGCCTCTTCCGGTTTTCGCATGCACAACTCATTCTACACCAAACTTTCTAAAATAATCCTCAATACCCTTCTTCACATATTTCTCGATAAAGTACCTTCTTGCATAAGATCCCACTCTGTATATTGCCTGCCCGTATTTACGCTCTATATCATCGCTAAAGCTGACCCCTACACTTTCAATTCTAAGCCCCTTATCGAAAGGTACTGCAGTTATGGAGTTATGGAAATCACCCCTGATAATCAAGTTTGGAGTATCCGGTGATCGTCTGGGAATGCCAAGCCATGAAGAAGCGTAAGGGGGTGTTATTCCTTCCTTCCACATCATATAGCCACGGGCGTTCTTATACCATTTCCCGGATTCACGGCTTTTGAAATAAGGGTCGTTCAAGTAAGTTGGACGCAAAGGCTTGTCTTTACCGTTTACACCGGAATACAACTGTTCTGTAATATATATTTGCACCTCTTTCTTCTGTGCAGCCATTATATTACGTATCATGGACTCAAACCCTTCCACAAGCGCATTGAAGTTTTTCTCAGCCTCTATTATATTAGCCATAACCCTTACAATTAAGGGGCGAATAAACGCCCCTAATTAAACATTATAAAACAGAATCCGGGTCCCGGTTCTTACTTTTGGAAATTCCGCATATCTTATCATATATACCAGAAAGCTTCTCCATTCGTTCCCTATCTGGAATATTCAGATAGAAAAGAGTTTTGCATTTTTCTATAAACTGATTTTTATTCATAGAACGCACAACATCTTCAAAGAACACAACCCCATCTATTGTCATGACCACGCTTCTATACCAGTAATACCTAATCCCTGTAAAACAGAAGGCTTAGCAAGTTTCGGGTTTCCAGAAACTGTTATTACCCCGTCAGCATAAGATGCGGCAGGAGAATCCGATACACCTAATGCAGTTGTTGCATTCTTTGCCAGCAATTCACCGTAATGCTCTGTAATATCAAGTTTTCCGAAATGCTCAACCAACTTATATTTTCCAGATTCCAGTGATTTCAATTCAACATAAACAAGCCCTTTCAAAGCTTCAACCACATCAAATTTATAAGCTGATACGTCAGCACTCTTGATATACTTCTCATAGTCTTTAAACATCGTGGCAACCGTAAGGTTTGCCTCCGTACCGGAAGAGTCCCAATCCTGACCACCTGGATATACACCGGACAAGGGGATTCCCGCTAAATATTCAGTCCCGTCATTCATGCCGTAGACGATATTATTCTCATCTACGAAATATGCATCAAATGCAACATTCTTTGCAGCCATAATATTAGCTTTAAGACTGGCATCATAATCCTGCAAAGTCCACACGTCATTCTTAGCGGAATAACCTGTTATCTTTGTAGGTCCATAACCGGTTGCAGAAGTTTGAGCTTCTCCACCGGAAGGAGCATATTCTACAATTGTCTTGATCGGGAATATGCGTTCCGGCCTATCTGCATGACAAGCCGCCTCAATTGCGTCCGCAGTCTTATCTTCCGGCAATTTATGACCATGAATAGTCAATATAATAGCCTTTACTTTTCCAGGATCAAGCACACAAACAGAACTACCCGTATTAAACGTGGCAAGTCCCGGACATTCTCTATAATCTATTGCCATAACACTTTGTTTCTTTAAAAGTTAGATTCATATCTTTAATTTCGATAGCGTCGATAAAATCATGAAAAGGTTTACCGTCCTCTCCTATTACCCCAACACGCCCATATCGGTAATTTTCCGAATAAGAATGAGGGATTATCTCATTATAATTGCTTTTAATGGAAGGGTCCTTCCCTATCTCATCAAGGAAAATATGGTAAATAGGGCGAAGAACTTGCTCAAACGAAGTTTTTTCACGGTCTTCATTAGTATAAGTCTTTAAAGTATTTACCATTATTATAAAATCAAGGGATGCTTTTGTTTCCACGTTTGTCCTATCCTCCTCAAATGGAGAATATAGACAAATTATAGGAAACTTTAAAGAGCTTGTTTTGGGAGAATGGCTCCATACAGTAAGTTGATTGCTTATGTACGCCCAATCTCCGAACAAATATGATACATTCTTACCGTATTTGCCAGAAACACGTTTAACCACATCCTCAAAAACTTTATTTAATGACTTCATATTCCCATACTATTTATCTTGCGTAACATGCAAGGGTTGAAGCACACACCCTTATATTCGTCATCCATAAGCAATTTATATACCCTTTTATTCATATTCACCATATCATTCCAGACCCTTATCTGTAAGACGTTAGGAGAAACGGTATCATCATCCGAAGATGTAACAACTCCTACCCCTGTAACGCTATAATTAGCCTCTGATATATATTTGAAAAACACATAGCATGCTATAGGGCTATATTTCTCTGACAATAAGGCGTACAACTTTTCCCATTTATCAACACGATTTTCGCGAGATTCAATGTAGGATAAAAATTCACTACACATATCATCACCAAGAATTTTCTCCAAATATTCGCGTTCATACACTTCTGCATAAGCGTTTATTCTATCAGCTTCAGCTTCATTAGTTACAGGAGATGCACCAGTATACGGGCTTATCCCGACGCCAAGCATCTCGGTGAAATATGTGTAGTCAATTATCATACAGTTTCTTTTCTTTTACGCTTAGTAAAAAGTTCCTCACAGCCTAATGCCTTGGCATCATTTAGTAATTCATTGGTGGCTTCAATTTTCCCTTCAGAATAAAACCTACTTGCAAGAGGCATGCCAACCAAAACCTTATCACCGGACTTATATTTAGTCCCATCTTTTACAAACGTCACTTCGTAACGCTTGGTTAAATTCATCTTATATTCTTTTCCCATAATCATATGATATTTATCTTTTATCCACCTACACCCGGAGCAGATGGAGTTATCCCTTCAATTACCGTGGCAAATGAATCCTTCACGAAGGCAGTCTTATACTGTGACTTGATATAACACATCAATCGTTTTTCAGCCAATACGGTAACAATGTTCTTGCGAAAATCATCATTTTCCCAACCGACAGACATTGACAGAGCCCAGAGATCGCGTATATTCAGATAGGAGAAATCACCCATGATAAAGTCTCCTTGCTCGATGGCAGTCGTGGTTTCGATACGTAATCCTTGTATCAGTTCGTCGCCATAGCGGAACGGACGAAGATACTGTCCGTTGGCATCCTTCGTCAACTGCATTGCCGCATAATCTAATGGGTTCATCAATACAAGGTTCGGGCGATAAGCCATTTCGCTCGCAGAGACAATCTGTGAGTATGAGGCTACAAGAGCATCAAACATGTTCGCTTTTTCCACATTGAATCCGGTAAGAGAAAATGCTGGCATGTCGGCAGCGACTCCCTTGATTTCCCCATTGCTCCCCGTACCATCCAAAATTCCTTGTTCTTCCTTGATCCCAAGTTTATTTATCATTTCGCTTTGAACTTCATTAACGAAGCTTGGAAAGTCTGTCAATGTTTCCTCGGTAAATTTTGCGACAACGGCAATTTTTGCAGCAGTAGCCGTCTTTTCTGTCAACGTGGCATCCATAAGAGGCTTAAGTCCTCCTTCTTGAACCCATGCTGCATCGCCATCCTTGCTCACATATTCAGCGTAAATCAGAGAACGGCTATTTGTACCCGACACGTTTGCATAATTTCTTATAACTGTCTGCGCTCTGGGATTGACAGATAAATTTGGATCAACTTCAACCCCATAGTGAGGGGCCAAAGTGCCGGATGCAATAGTTGCGGCAGTTCCTTTTTTATCCAACACAAGATTGATCTCCAGTTTATTCCCAGGAGCAGCCTTACATGCCTCTTTGAGTTCAAGAGTTGAAACCCCTTTCTTGTCCGTCGTAATATACCCCTTCAATTGCTCGTAGAGTTGGTCATAGACGGATTTAACCTTTATTTCTCCATTCCCGCTAATTTCAGTAGCTGCCTTTACACGTAGAATGGCATTCTCCAACTCATTGACCTTCTCATCAAATGTCTTTTTATCAATACCGGGAAAGTCCTTACCTTTAATTTCATTGATAGAATCCGCAGCATCTTTGATGGATTTTCGCAGTTCATCCAATTTCACTTCATTCGTAAGGACACCTTTTACTTGTTCCTCAAGAGCCGTTCCCATTTTTTCGTCCATAGTCTCAAAGAATTTTTTGCTTTCTTCAGGCAAACCGGACGTATCCAGAAGCTCCATAAATCCTAATTTCATACCGATTTTAATTTTAACATTTTATACAATTCTTTTTTATCACCGCCTTTTTCATTGTCGGCTCCCGTTCCCAAAGGTGGAGTATTGGTTGCATTCTCCGGCCTAAAAGAAGCAAGTGACATTGCTTTGGCTATTATTTTCTGTAATTTACACTGTTTTGATAAACTCATATTTTTACACAACAAGGAAACTTCTTCGTCCAGTTCCTTATATTCCTTTTCACAATCTTCTATAGATTTAAGTCCCAAATATTCAGTCTCCCCATTACATCCAATAGATACAACTGATATTTCATAAAGCTTTACTTCTCTAACAATCAAAGCTTCTTTTTCATAATCCCATTCGCAATTCTCCCACACATACTCATATCCGATGGAGAATTGATTGAGAGTACCGGACTCAAGTTGCGTTATAGCTCTATCCCCAAGTTCTATCTCATCAATACGCGCTTCAAAATAAAGCCCCTTTTCATCTTCTCTTAATATGGTAGGAAGTCCAATAGGCTCTGACATGTCATGCATCCACAAGAATATAATCTTATCGTTAGCTCCACTTTCTGGTCCTCTTTCACGAATGCTTTTTGAGAAACATCCTCTCAACAATATATCACCAGCCTTGTCTTTGTTACCAAATATAGCTGCATACCCACTAATTATACGGCTCTCTGGATCATACTGTACATCCTTGGAATTGATGGAAAACAACTTATGTTGCATTCCCATCCTGCCTTTGTATTTATTGACGGTTGTTTTCATCATTATTATTGTTTTCGTATTCTCCTTTTGGATTTTCCGGATCAATATCTATATACTTAGCTACCTCTATACGTGCTTCATCATAAGTAATCAGAGATTTGTCAAGCAACCTTTGTAAAGCGTCGGCAACTTTGACAAGAGTATTGGCTTCCGTCTCTTTGTTAGTTTGCAGACATTCAACATTCGTAAAGTCTATCTTTATGAATACACCTTCAGGACATATCGCCCTCGTAAGGCATCCGGCAATCTTTATGCTATCGGGAATTATCACATCTTGATAAGCCTTTTTCCCGGCACTCTCAAGATTATCGTACTTGGCATCCGTAAAGAGATTAGCGTTAATTCCCATCGCATTGGCAATCTTATCCGTACATCGCTTGTCTTCTTCATGAAGCTTCAACTGGTCGGCATTAAAATCAAGAGGAAGCCACCCTAGTTTTTGGCGTGTAACCAATATCGGATATTCCTTGCCCACAAGCCCATAGTCTCTCTTAAACCTATCCTTTATCTCCTTCTCATCTTCCGAAGTAAGAGCAATATTTCCCATTTGGTCTGTATAATCATTATACAAAACCCCTTTGGGACCTCCATTGACTAAAAGCGTATGGCTTGCAGACATGGAAGCTACCCAATTGGATATAGGCTGGGACAAACTATCGGAAACAGATTCAAACTCAATATCTGAAACATTATCATTTATACGAATGCCACTGTCATATATGATAAGATATTCATAATCTTCCAATTTTAACCGTTTCCCACTCCAATCGATATAAACTTCAGATATAACTTCTGAAAGCTCAAACTGGCGAAATACCTTTCCGGTACCGACAATATGGAATAGTTCAGGAGAGACAACCCACATGGCCTTTGGCACACTTTCTATCCCAGTTCTTACAAGGGCTATAGGACAATACCCGAACACCTTAAGGCAGATTTCTATTTGTTTCACAAATGAGGAAAAAGTTTGCAATGGATTAGGAGTATCCAATATATTGCGGATGTCAACATAGGATCTTTTTTCATTGCCATTCTTATCCACTACATATGGGACGCCTCTTGACATCATGGAACCTATTTTGTCTACTACAGTAAAGAAAGGCGTACAAGCGGAAAGTGCCTCTGCCTTTTCCTTGTCATCTGTCATGTCATAATAAGCCTTCCATTTAGTACGGTGACCGAATAAATCCGAAAGGAACCAGTAGTTTCCTTCAGCATCTTGCTCCACGCGGTTGACATTTTCCCGCATCGGAATAGCTTTCTTTCCCTTTGGTTTCCAAAATTGAGTAAATATGCCCATATATAAAGTAAGAGTGACAGCAAATAAATGCGGTCACTCCCATATATTAGTGATTTAGTCCTATTAATACGGTTTCGTACAACTTCATACGATTGTAAGTGACCCTACGGTGCAAATATATTTCTTATTTAGAATAATTCCAAATAAAAACAAAACTATTTTTTCTTTTTTGGAGGTTTTATATTAAGATGCCTACTATGAAACTCCGGAACATGTCCGCATCTTGAACAGAAGAACAATCCTCCGCTCCATCTTTTATACGAATGACCCAGTATTCTGCATATTATATTATGTTCCATTTTTAATATTTTTAGATTGTTAGGCAAAAAAATCACGGATATAACACAAAAGTCAATGTTCTATTTTTAATAAATTCTTTCTTTTTGCCCTATCGGCTATACAACATAAGACATACATTGCCTCATACACGTCCTTGCCGTCATAATCCATAAGGTTCCGCATAAATCCTTCCATGTCAGGAGAACGCCTGAACTTGAATCCAGAAACCAAAGCCTTGAAAGATTCAATATACGGGAACTTACTGCTTCTTTCCTGCCTTGCCCATACCTCTCCTATGGATGCACGGTAATCTCTTATATAATGCAGCATTATATTAGAAGCCTCAATGTTTACTTCTGCATTCTTCACCCTAGCAGAAACATCGTCCAATGGCAAAGTATTCCCGATATATGATTCCGCTATATAAACCTTTCCGTCAACAACATACGCTTTCGTATAACAGAACTTTCCGTTTATCAGAGGATGTATCTCCACAATGCTGTTCATCCCTTTTGTATCTATATCATCATAACTTTCATAATCAAATTCTCCACGCTTCTCAACACACCCGGTAAGGCAGTCGGCCCCATCATCATGGGCATTCTTTCCTTTTCTTCTAAAACCGCTTATCTCGGCATAAAAATCAGGATACAGAGTTTCCCAACCCTCCGGCATATAAGTAAGGTTCATTACTTCGGATGCTCGTGTAAATATACGTACTTCCTTGTTTGCCGACTGGTGAAACCATCTTATCTCTGTAGTGTTGTTTCCAATTATCCTAGATTGAGATTCTACATTACGGGCAAATCCACGTCCACCGTTATTACTCTCTATATTGGATATGGTTATGTTGTCTTTTGCCAGCATGGTGGCTACTATAGGCTCAGTTTCTTCCATAGAAGCACTTGTATAGGTTATATCCAATATAAAGTTTCCTATTTCAGTATCTATGTAATTTATAGAACAAAGATTATCCTCACCTGTATCTGCTGTATCTGTATAGTTTTTGCGTATAGCCCTATTGGTATATGGGATTTCCTTATAGGTCTTAAATTTGCCGTACATAAGCCCCTCCATAGGTTTAGGATTCTGCATATATTGTGTCTCAAATACAAATGGATTGATTCTACGAAGATTGTACAGTTCCTTCAATTCATGTTTAAATTCCCATAGAGGTTTTTCTTTGCCATCCTTATCATATTCAATAACTGGCAACGAAATAACAGTCCATTCTCCCGGTTCGGTTCTCATCAAATAGCCGCACAAATCATTTTCATGGAGACGCTGCATGATTATAATGATAGGAGTATTACGGCTATTCACGCGGTTGCGGATGGTTGTTTCAAACCGTTGGTTTATCTTTTCTCTTTTCAAATCTGAAAGAGCGTCTTCCGGCTTTATAGGATCGTCAATAACAACGGCACCGGCAAACCTGCCAACCGAAGAAATACTGTCTATCTCATCTTCTATATTGTCAACTTCCCCCGCGCCAAAACCTGTTATTTGCCCTCCTGTAGATGCAGCATATACACCTCCTCCTGCTGTAGTAACCCATTTCTTTTTACTGTCAGAACCATCTTTTATTTCAACGTAAGGGAATAAGTTCCGATAATCCTCTGATTTAACAATATCCCTTATCTCTTCGGAATTATCATGAGCGAGGTCATCGGAATAAGAAAGGTGTATGAATTTGGATGCAGGGTTTATAGCAAGCCCTGCGGATATGAAATTCTTAACTGCAAGTTCCGTCTTAGAATATCGAGGAGCAATATTTATGATGAGTTTCTTTATCTTTCCGGCAATTACATCATCAAGAGCATTACATATTATATCATGATGCTTGTTTACGACAAATCTTCTTCCGGTTTTGCTCTTGAAGAAGAATCTTGTATAATTAAGCGTACCGGACAGACAGAATGCTCTAAGATATGTGTTACCATCAATCATAACCCATTAATAAGTAGTTTGGCTTCCTCTACGCTCATAGGCTTGGGAGTATTAACATTTACTTCCGAAGCAGCATCAAATCCAAGCATTTTACAAATGCGCTCAATAGCCTTAATCTTATCATATAGCTCTATCTTTACATATTCAACATCGACAATTTCAGGATCATCACTTGTACCAATATTCTTTTTAAGTGTCTTTGTAGATATACTTTTTATTGCAGATTTTTCTTGCTTAGAAAGTTTATCAAAATCCTTACGTTCAATCCACGTGTTATGCATATCAGCAATTGTAGAAAATGCAATGCTGGACAATTCTTGCAAAATACGCTCTTTAGTTATATCAGACTTGTTTTTTTGCTCTTCTTGCAACTCTTTAACCCTTACCGTAATCTTACCGTTATTTAACAACTCAATTGCTTTAACATTCACCGCTTCGTCTTTCATCTTTCTACACGAATAGGCACGGCGATAGGCATCGGAAGCATTACCGCTTTCAATATAGTAATTGCAGAAGTTTTCTTGCTTAACAGTTAAGGATTTTCCCATGTCTTTTCGTCATAATTGGTTGCGTACAGCATAATGCGCATGACAAAGATAGGGAAAATATAAGGAAATAGATAAAAAAGTTATGTGAAAATTATTCTATTTGATTGATATTATAAAGATAATTAAGAACTTTCCTGTTTGTTGCGTCTATAATCCCCCAGTCTCTTTTTATATATTGATCAGTTATATTATATATTGACTTATGATTAAGACATATAGCAATATCCTCCATTGGTATACCACAATCATTACGGGCAATAGTAGCCCATGAATGGCGCGCTGCATAAAATGTTAGGCCATCAATATTAAGCGCTTTGCCAATCACTTTTAAGTGTTCGTTTACTGCTCGATTAAATTGCGCATGAGAGGAATTTCTTTGATGAAAAGAGAATAATCTCTCATTATCCTTGTATCTATCTATATAAGGAAGTAACTCTGGTTCTATTTTAATGGAAATGAAAGCATTGTCTGCTCTTCTATCCTTTGTTTTTCTTCTCTCATAATCTACACGCCCATTATTTTCTACGATATAATATAAATCCGCAGAATTGATACCACATAACAGAAAAGAAATGATAAAAGCATCTCTGGCTATCTGTACACCTTTAAGTTTGGTTTTAAATGTCATAATATTCTGGATCTGCTCTCTTGTCAATGCTTTTTTTCTATTTACAGGCTTCTTGGGATACTTGTATTTAACGAAAGGATTATTGGGAATCTTTATAATACCAGCATCTTCATCATTGTATTTTAACTTTGCGGCTGAAAATACATTGTGAATTACAGATATATAATCTATGATTGATACTATCGAGAAATCATTCTTTTTTAAATATTCCTCATATTTATATAGTAAGGCAGATGTAATATCTGTAAAAAGGTCAACCGAACTTCCTACAAAAGTTTGGAACTTTTTGATTCTCGTACAATGAGTAACTCCTATTGCTCTTCCTGCTTTTGTCATTTCTTCAAAATACTCATATGCAAATGGGAAAAAATGTACATCCTTAGAATTGTTTCCTGAAAGCATCTCTTCCATATGAGCACACAGTCTTTTGGCTGTAAAACTATCAATAAGGTGCCCAAGTCTTACGATTTCCTTTCTGATATTAAGTACGTCAAGAGTAACGGCATCATATACTGGGTTATTATTTTCTTTCAGTTCGAACTTTCCTGCCTTTTGCGATATGAGCTCTTTACCTACATAATATTGAGTAGATATATAAGCAGATTCTCGCTCGTGAGTTATTCGTATCTTTACATTCCACGTCTTATCTTCTCTTTGATGGTGCTTTAGCACAACTATTTTGACTGTTGCCATTACATTGTTTTTTTTCGTAAAACATTCGTAAAACATTCATCAGCAAAAGTAGTTATTTTATGCGGAATATAACGATTTTAGGAACTTATTTTTAATAGGATTGTTTTATAATCGAATGATTATCAATGAGTTTGTGTTTTTGTATTATCAAATCCTCTTTTACATGCTTCATGTAAGGCGGTTTTGGTTAATACTAGTTGATTTATAAGTGTTTGTCGGACGATGAAATAACGTCTTAACAAACAAATATACGATCAACGTTTACTAAGATTATAGAACCATTTGTTCTAAATCGGGGACAAAGGTACAACATTATTATTGAAAATCAAGTAAACGGTTAACTTTTTCATGTTATATAACATGTTTTGCATTTCAGGATATCTCTCAGCATGATATATATGATGCATTTGATGAATAGATATGGTGTGTTTTTCTCATTAGCATTAGGCTGAAAGAGGGAACCTTTCAGAACTATTACTGTTTAATGAATGGCGCAAAAGAAATTTTGCCTACTTTTGCATCGTGTTATTCATTAATTTAGATAAACAACTTTT